GTATAAGCTTTTCTTCTTTATTGTTAGGATCTTCTGTTTCAACCTCAATAAACCGGATAGCATTTACAGGTATTTTTCCGGTTTCCATAACCATATTCCATGCATTTTGGAATTCAACAGCACTTAATGAATCTCCAAGTTTCCAGTCTGCAACATCAGTAACTAGATTTGGTGATTCAGAATTATTTAAGTCTTCCTTTATTTTACCATCGTTACCAGAATTATTATTCGCAGTATTTACAATAGTCTGTTTAAGATTCTCAGTATCCTGAAAACCAGTTAGGTCTAGTATTGGTGCGTCCGCGGGAAGGCCAGGTTGACCTTTGAATAGTTCAGGATTTGTTGTTCCGAATATATTCCGTAATAAACTTTGATCAAAATGTAGGTTTGTTGCAGAAGAGGGTGTGCCGTAATAATGTGGAGAAATTGGAGGGAGTCCTAGTATCTCACGTTCATCATTGCTGCGTGGTGCTTGCCCTCCTATAAGATTCTGAAATATTTGGCTGGTGGGTGGTGGAACAAAAGGCTCTTGCCATGCAGGTGGCGGCCACCGACGACTAGATGGTACCAAAACATCTTCGTTTGCTATCCCAACATTAAACGGCGTAGTAGCATATCTACCAGATCTACGATCTAAGGTAACAAATAGATCTGGTGCTCGCCCTTCATGTACATCCATGAGTTCAGCAAAGCTATTAATCCCATTATGAGGAAACGCTAAAATATCATTTACATTAATCTGGCTTAGTTCAAGTTGCTTATTGGTATTTGCATCTCTAATAGGCATTAGATATTCCTTAATAAGTCAGATGGAAGTTCATCTGGTGATGGGGCAGGAGCAGGAGCAGGGGCAGGTATAGTCGGAACTGGTGGAGCGGAAACATTTTGCTGTGGTATAGGATTAGCCATCGACTCGTATTCGATCATTGCGTTATTGACCACTTCATCTATGATAAGACGAGAATCAACATTATCAATTTTATCTACTCTTTCTTGACGCGCAGGACCCATAAGCTGGTTTGCTATCCTGTCAAGATGTCCTTCTGATAATTTCACTGCAAGATTAATAGGACCCTGTACCTGGTCTATATCGCCACGTTTACGACTTGGCATAACACGCCTCCGTTATCGTCTGATAGTCTGTCCTGACGGCATACCCTGTGCGCCGCCCTGCGGTGTACCAAGTATAGCTCCTAGCTGGTCAATGCCGCCCATACCTTCCGGATATACGCTGGGTTGGGCCTGGTTAGAAGCTACCCGTGCCTGCTGCATGTTCCGTTCACCTGGCCGTGCGAGTTGAGGACCTCCCAGATTCATGGCACCTGGATTAAAACCACCTGGAACCGGAGGCATACCTCCACCCATAGGTGCTCCAGCAGCTTCGGCCATCTGGGGTAATAGACCAACTCTTTCCATTAACATCTGTACCTGTGCCTGCATAAACTCAGGTGAGTTCATAAGTTGTTCAGCACGGATCTGTAACTGTTCTTCCAGTGGATTTATAATACCGGCCCGTTTCTGGGCCTCGTAAAGAGATACTATGCCTGCTGAGAAGAGTCTCATGGCCAGGAGAGCCTCACGCTCCCGTTCCTCTGGAGCTTCGGCCTTTACCTGGACTGTATTCTCGTAATAGCCCCTGATATCGTCAGGTTCTATGGCCTGATCAAATGAATGTACATCTGTACGACCATGAACCGTTATACGTCCCTTGATCTTGTTTTCTACGAGCTGGGCGAACTTGGAGTTAGCCTGTTCTATGGTATGACGGAGTCCGTCTGCCACGCCCTGAAATACAAGGCGGCCCATACCGGCGAGTACGGATACTGCGAAGCCGGTGGATACACCTCTTGGTCTCATACCCCTGATAACGTTGGGGAAAGTAGCCTGTTCGATACCGGTCTGAACTATATTGAGTTCCTGGAACAGGTCCTGGGCTATGTTAACAACAGGTGATACTGAAACGGTAACACCTGGAGGAACCACGTTCATTCCTCCGAATAACTCGTACTGATCGCGTGTCCGTTCCGCTACAGCCTGTGGGCCGTGGAAGTCCAGTGTACGCCAGGCTGTTGTCCTGACCATGGCTTCAAGCTGGCTTACCAGTCTTGCTTCGGAGTCCAGTAGTGAATGAACAGGCCAGAGGATACCCTTGAAGCGGTCCTGTGGTAGTCCGTCCTCGAAAGTATAGGTATGCGCTGGATATAGAGGGGTATAAGGTAGGTGTCCATAGCCGTGTTTATGCGGTCCATAGACAAACTCGTTGTCCGCTATGTAGGCTACCCACTCCTCGTCCCAGTATTCCATCCACTGGGCTATGTGGCTTGAGCCCCTGCCCTTTGTCCACTCTGGATATCTCCTGGCTATATCACGGACGCTGCGCTCTGAATACTCTATTACCCACTTGATGCGGGTCTTCGAGTCGTCCCATACGAGGTTAGTTGCCCTGGGAGCCATAACTTCAAAGGGAAAGGCGATACAACGCTGGTCAACAAAGTTCTTGAGAGCTTCCTTGTAGGCTGGTATATCGTCCCCGAACTCGTCGATCATGGGAGCGTCGGGCCACTGATCAGAAGAATACATATTTTTCAGAAAAGCAATACCGTAGAGGAACGAATGACGGACACAGGTACGTAGAATAGGGTCTTTAATAGATAGCCATACGCCCTGGTAGAACCTCTTGAGCCGTTCTGCCCTTGCCCTTGAGCGTGGGCTGGACGGGACATCTATGGTGAGGTTATTTACATCGACGTGATCGGTTGCCACGTTGATAATAGCGTTACCGGTAGCGGGCCAGATAGGATCTATCCCTTCGGGAACAGGGATCTTCCTGGCACCGTTGTAATAATCTTCTTCTAACTTGCACTGGGCGTGGAAAGCACTATAATACTGCTGTCCCTCCCGCCACAGTGACAGGATCTCTTCAATACTCGGTGGGGTATCCTTTTCCTGGTCATTACGCCAGTACCCAGGGACCCACATGCCATCAGGTCGTTCCGTAGTCGCTAGTACCACTATATAATACCCGCTCTCTCAAGACGCTCGGCAGCATACCTGGCTCTTCTTTCGGCCAGTATACGGTGTCCAGAAGTATTTATTCCAGAGTCAGCTTCTTCCTGTGTAAGCACGTAACGTTTTCGCTGGTTATATAGCCTGGGTGTACTAAAAGCTGATATTGCTTCCTCACATGCCGTAAGGCCAAGTGCCAGCGCAAATACCTCGTCGTCGTGTTCTCCTATAGGAGCAGCGTATTTTACGCTACCACCAGGCAGTTTATTGTATTGGAACGCGCGTAACTGTCGCAATAGCGGTGGTATATCAGGGAAATGGACAGTTTCACGCTCCATTGCGATAGCAAGTGTATCTAGAAGCCACTGCCGGTTATTCTCTTTTATAACAAAAGGTTCTACCGGAAGTCCTGCTTCCATGAGTTCCTGCGAAAACATATCACCACCCATACCGGTAGCGTCAACAACTATCCTCTTTAGATCCCAGAACTGTGCGTGTTTGAGCACTCCTTCGCGTTGCCTGGGCCAACTCTCACCCGCGTCCCACGCTATATGCTGGACGATCTTGCGGTCACGGGCATCGAGGATAGTTAGAACAGATGCGTCTACCTTGCGGCCAAGGTCGAGACCGGCCACGTAGGTAGCTCCTATGATGGGTTCCTTAATCAGGTCACCCGCAAGACACGCCGCTATATTCCTGAAGTAGCCCGCGTTCTCATCGAAGACGGCCATGTACATACGGTTCCATGCCGCTTCTGGAATAACTGCCCGATCACTGTAGATAGCGTCCCTGTCATCGTCGGTAAGAAAGGGGTTATCGAAAGATTTAGCGGTGTAGCACATGGCATCGGGAACAAGACCGGACTCGATACTCCGGTAGACACGCTCGAACCAGTGATCCGACCAGAGTGCCGGTATGCCCTCAAACAGAGACTTGGAAATACGTCCAGGGGATCTGAGTATAGGCAGACATTTCTCGAAAGCCCTGTCAGCCACGTCCTGTGCCTCTGTTATCCACAGGTAATCCACACCGGCGGTCTGGAGGGAATCTGGGTTATGCGCCGATTTAATCTCTATAAGCCCCCACGGACGCTTCTCAGTGCCCCTGAGGTAGACCATCATCTCGTCCTGTCTTATACCACCTGGCTGAATGAGGTCTGACGGAAGGAAACTGATAATCTCGTTCCATACCTGCCTGCACTGGGGGAAAGAAGGACCGACGATCCATGCGTGGAAGGGCGGTACGAGGTCGGAGTCTACGGCTACATCGAGTGATTCGACGTAGGTTTTCAGTAAATCAAATAAAGCGGCCCTGCTCTTACCCCAGCGGCGACCGACCTTGAGAACTTTCATCTTGGCGGGGTGTGAATGTATCTGGGCCTGTCCAGAATGTGGAGTATAGATAGAAGCAAGATCGACGGTAACCATTATTCGTCACCAGCGTTCCACATATTCACCTGTAACTGGCTGGCCTGTAGTACCTGGTTAACGGCCCCGTCCTTGGGAGCGGCCATACCTGCCAGGTGATGGATATGCTGAATAGCCTTGATCCTGTCGCCCGTTTTTTCCTTGCCTGTCTTGTTAATAATAATATCCCTGAGTTCAAAAACCGTCCACGGAATCATCTCCTGGACGACCTGCATGGCGAAAGCCTTGGGCTGATGCTGTATTTCGAGCATCATCATGGTAAATGCAGGTGAATCCTGTTCTTCTATCCAGGAAACAGGCAGACCACACCTGTCAGCGGCTGCTACGCCGTCACGGAGCATGGAGTAATAAGCGAGAAACTCCTTCTGCTTGCCCGTAAGTTCATGCCAGAGATCAGACTTCTCGATATTGAGCCTGTTATTACGGTTAATACTGGCGAGATGTTTCGCCGTTATAGCAGGATGCTTTGTAACCTCACCAAGTCTAGGCATCTATTCACCAGTCCTAAAAGTATAAGCCCCCGTGGGAGTGCACTAATCAACCACGAGGGCCACAGAAAGGAGGTACACCATGCGAATGTGGAACACGATGTAACAGGATGCTACTGCATAGCAGCATAGTTATGCAACCCGTGTCTTTCGTCCTGGTCTCCGCGGCTGTATCCCGTTCTGAATTCGTTCCTCGTAGGTCATATCATATCTACATTTCGGCAATATACAGTTAAGACACGAAGGGGAATACTCGCATCCGTCATCGGGTATAACGATATCCTCCTTCACCTTTATCTTCCTGAGATTAATCGGTAATATTATTGTCTGCATTTTCTACACAACGGCCTGTCAGACCATTCAGAACTTTCGGGTCGAACCATCTCGTACATACCAGTTTGTACCTCCACCAGCCAGCAATCATTCTCGAACCTCCTGATCCACTTAACAATATCTCTCTTCCCTTTATCTTTCTCCGGTTTTTCCCACAGATCTTTCAATAGTTCAACCGCGTTCATATATCATCTCCCTCTGTCGCGCCAGTGTAACAGCAGACGGTTCCCACGTACCACACCACGGACATAGATAACCTGCTACCTCCCAGTGCCTCCGATCATCCTCCTTCTGTCTCCTGGCATATAAAGACCGGAGCGGCATCCTGTGTCTTCGGTGATAGTGAAATCTCCCACTGTTCATAGTTTCAGTTTATACCAACAAAAACTTGTTGTCTAATTGAGGGCTGTGTCGTAGAATGAAGGGCAGCTTAACAGCTAACCCAGGCGGCGGGGACCCATTACCGCCGGACCCTTTCCCATGATGGTCACGTCCAGGTGTCCTGTCTCCGTAAGGCACAGGAGGGCACTCCTACCCGATTAAGCACCTGGTCTGTCCATCACCAGACATATTAAAAAGGGTCGCTTGCTAGGGGACATGAGTCGTAAAGGGCGGGCTACCTTCTCCACCAGAAGGTGACTACCTCTAGCACATCAGGAGGCTAAACCCGACCTGGTGTAAGAGCAAAAGTGGTCAGATCTGTAGGACGTTTTACGTTTCGTTTTATCGTAGCTGCTGTAGTATAGCTATTATGTTCTTGTTACAGGACAAGGTTTTGAGCAATGTTATCGCGCTTGGAACATCATATAAAACGGAGGTACCACCCCACATCAACCGGCCCCACGCAGCATTATGTCAAGTAGTACATATGTTCGCATGGGCGTTTCTGGTCGTGCCTTTGCGCTCAGTCATGCCTAGCGGCGCACAATGGCAGCACAACGCGCCTTGGCAGTTTTCCGATGTTGAACATATAAACAGCCTCAGCATGGCATACCATGCCATCCTGCTTTTTATACAAATATAAGAAAAGTATAGAACAAATGTTCCGGAAAAATTCGGAACAAATGTTCGCGGGGCCCCAAGCTTTCCTGTTAGCCTGATATCTAGACGGCCCGAGGTTACGAGGGTTGGATAG